GAAAGCAGTTTTATCTGTCCCAGGTCCAGTACAGATGGCACAGGCTGAAAAACTTATTACTGAATCGGGAGAGGCTACAAATAGAGAAGTCTTAGGTGTAGCTAGAAGTATCTACGGTACAGGTCTACGTGCATAGAATTTATAATAATAAAAAAGGTTTATAGTAATGATTCCAGGATTAGTTAGAAGTGGTATAGATAATTCAATCCAAAATTTGGATTATAGGCAACCATTTGGTTCTGCTACTGGATTTGTAACTTCAGAAAAGAAAAATAATCCTTTGAAGGGTTTTAGTCTACCATCAGATTATAAAGAAACTGAGGCAGAAGCTTTTGAGAAATCAGATGCAAAAGTTTCCGATTATTACAAACCTGATAAAAAAGCTAAGACTAAATTTGAAAAAGGAGATAGTAAGGGATTTTTAGATAGTGTTATATCAGGTGGTCTTGATTATTTTGATAAAGTGCAAGGTGAAAAATCAGATGCAGATAAATTAATTGATTTTGCTAAGTCTAAACAAAAAGCTACTCAGTTTGGAGATTTTGGAGCTGGAGGATTTAAAGAAGTTGCACAAGGTTTGACTTATGGGCAACTTCCTAGTCAAACTCAACAAATGCTTATTCCTGGACAACAAGCTCAAGGTAAATCTCTTGGACAGCGACTCGCAGGTGCTGCAGTTGGTTTAGGTAAGGGACTTATGACAGGAGTACCACATGGTGGTGCATTTGGTGCGGTAAGTGGTTTCTTCGGATAACCTCAATATTTGGTTAATTTAGAATATCACTAACAAAGATTTTTGGAAAAGTAAAAGATGGCTCCAATATTATTAGCACCACTACTAGCAAAAGGAGTTGGACTAGGTGCAAGTGCATTGAAATATTTACCAGTAATTGGTGCAGTCGGTGGAGCACTTCCAGGATTAAGAAAAGGGAATGTAGGTGAGGCAGCTTTAGGAGCAGGCTTTGGAGCATTGACTGGTGGAATGGGAACAGGAAAACTAATTGGTGGTCCTGCAACGGCAGCAGTTACAAGAATGGCTGGTAAGAAGGGGGTACAACAAGCATTGAAGAAAGGAGCTACAGCAATAGGTGGTCAGGAATTAGCTAAGCAGATAACTAAAAAGAATATTCAACAAGCAGTACAAGCTGGTGTTCCTTTAGCAGGAGCAGCAGGTGTATTTGGGTTGGCAAAAGCAGGTGGAGATTTAGGGATACCTCCAGCAGGTGGAGCATTAAGAGGAGGTGCTGGGTTAGTAGGTTATGGTTCAACTAGAGGAGAAAACATGGCTGCAGGTGGAGTTCCATTACCACCTGGAATGGGTCAGTATGGAGGCATATCTCCAATAGGTGATCCTCTAAGTGTTATTAGTCCTTTAGGTCTAGATGCAGGTCGTCGTTTAAGAACAGTTAAAGATGCTGAAGCTTTAAGAGATGCACAGAATATTCTCTTACCAACAGTCAGAAAATATGCTGAACAAGCTAAAAGAGATGAATTTGCTAGAAACATGGCTGCTGCTGGAATTAAAACTAATATTGCACTTAATGCTCAACTTGCTAGTGCAATGCAACAGGCTGGGTTACAAATGGGTATGACTGCTGCACAACAAGCAGGTGATGCAATTACTCGTCCTTATCAGTACTAAATATGTCTAGAAAGGCAAACACAGAGTTAAAAGATGATTTACCTTCAACAGTAAAGGAACTTGCGAAGAAAAATCAAATTACTTACGAAAAACAACTTGAATTGTTAGGTGGTAGTGGTGGTAGATTAGCTGTAAAACCAGAACTTGAAAAAGGAAATAGATTTGCACAGTTTTTAGTTGGTGATCCTCTTGGTGAAACAGAACTAGTTGATGGAAAACTTGTATCTAAATATAGACCAAAAAATATAGGAAGATTTACTGCAGGGGTAGGAGATCTTCTTACTATGAACCTCACAGACTTTGACAAAAGAGGTGGTGGGTTTTTAGGTTTATATGATCAAAATATAGTATCAAAATTAGGTGGTAAAGCAGAAGATTTTAAATTATCAAAATCAGAGTTAGACGTGTTGAAAGAACAGAAAAAAGTTGAAGAAGATGCTAATAAAGGACCATTTGATGATGCTGAAGAGCGTTTAGATTTTTATGAAAAGAATTTTGATAGAATTTCAGGTTTAAATAGAAAACTTAGAAGAGATGCTGCTATAGATGCTCAACTTAATTACATGGCTACAGAGCCTATAAGACAGGCTTTTGCTAATAGAGCTGCAGAAGCTGCTGCACAGAGAGGATTAAGAATCAGAGCTGCAAAAGAAGCAATGCCATCAAATATTCAAAATATAATGTTATCAAAACAAGCTCAGGCTGCTACAGCTTCCTCTGCCGAAGCAGAGAGGGCTAGGGCTGCAGCTGATCAACAAGATGCTGCAACCAGATTTGCAAGTCTTGGCATGCAACGTCGATTTGGCTAATTTAAACTAAAAGAGTATTGAGAGGTAAACCATCATGATGGGAGGAGGATCCCCACCACCACCACAGATAATATATCCACCAGCTGCTCCACCACCAGCTCCTACTACGCAGGTTCCTACTCAGGCTCTTGCTAGTCAGTCAGCCTTAAACGAAGTAAGTGGAAAGCAACAAAGGTTGAATATGGAACTTGGTGCTCAATTAGATAGAACTAATGCAGAGTTCTTTGCTGGTCAAGATATTAGACGTGGTCAAGCTGCTTCTGCAGAACAACGTCTAACTATAGACAAGCTAGGTGAAGATACTCGTGCTACTGCAAGAGTTACAGGTCAGGAGCGTCGTGCTGAAATAGGAGAAACTGGTCTTCAATATAGAAGAGGATTAGAAACTGCAGGAGAACAGGATAGAGCATTAACAAGAGAAACAGGCACAGAGCAAAGAAAGACAGTAGGCACTACTGCAAGAGAACAAAGAACAACAGACTTGCAGAAAGAGATGTTTAGACGCTATAAAGAGAATAGGGACTTCGAGCAAGCACAAAGCCAATATAGAACATGAAGAAATGGATTCAGACTTTAACTAACAAAGATCGTGAATCCTTTCTTGAATTTTGTAAAAAAGCCAGTTCTCCAATACAGATATATTTATTTTCCCGTTTTCTAGGTTTTCAAGGGACAGTTGTGGAATGCAACGAGTGGTCTACAAAAGAATTTAAAAAACGAAATTTTAATGTAGTTTTAGAAGCTGAAATAGATAATATGCAGATTGATATAAATAAATTACGTGATGCAATTGATATGGGTCTTGTAAAACAAGATATGGGTGCAGCGAGAATAGCAATGCTTCAAAAAGAATTACGTGGAGCTATAAAACAAATAGAGGATAAAAAGATTTTACAAGATAAACAAGGATTAATTTTGGCTGGTGCAGATAGAGCACTACGTGAAATGTTATCTATCTTTAGAGATGATCCTATTGAAGGACCTTTACAAGAAGCATCAATGGGAGTTTGGACAAAAATTCTTCAAGAAGAATCTTAAGCAAAAGTACGCTAAGCTACATTTATGGCAGGCACAAGTATCTACAGCGTTTATAGACGCACAGCAAGAGCAGCTGCAAAACAACAAGTAGTTAAGAAAACTTCTAATGTTGATGTAGAAAGGGCTAGAAAAAATTTTGCATATTTTTGCGATGTTGTAGGGGGAAAACCTCCTGCGAAACACCACCTTGAGTGGCATAAATTTTTATGTACAGGAGATGATAGTGAATGTCTTAAGGGTATTGCTGGTCCTAATGTTGACATATTGGCTCCTAGAGGATCTGCTAAATCTACCGTATTAGGTTTATATACAGCATGGGCTATCGGCATACATGCTTTAAAAAAAATGCCTTTGAAAATTTTATATATTTCTTACACTGTTGATGTTGCTAGACCAAAGAGTGCAGCAATAAAAAGAATTATAGAAGAAAGTAAAATTTATAAAGAAATTTTTCCTACAGTAAAGATTGCTAAAGGAATTAATTCTAATGAATATTGGAGCATAGATTGGAAGTTTGCAGGAATAAAATCTACTGGTGAAGAAGAGTTTAGTGTTTGTTGTGCAGGATTAAAAGGTGCTGTTACATCTAAAAGATCTCATCTTTGCATAATTGATGACGCTATCAAAAGTGCTGATGATATTAAAAATAAAGATATTCGACAAGCTATGGAAGATAACTGGAACGCAGTTATTGTTCCTACTATGTTTGAAGGTGCTAGAGCTATTTGTTTAGGAACTAGATTTAGACATGATGATATTCATAGTAGAACTTTTCTTCCTGCTAATGGTTGGAAACAAATAGTTCAATCTGCAATAACTGTAGATAAAGAAGGCGAGGAAATGTCTTACTGGCCTGACATGTGGTCTTTAGATTATTTAAGTCAAAGAAGAAGAATAGCTCCGATAGCGTTTAGTTATCAATATCAGAATCAAGTTGTACAGACTAGTGAATTATCTTTGTCTCCAGATTTAATTGTTAAAGGAAATATATCTACTGATTTTGATGCTTTAGGAGTTGGTGTTGATTTATCAGCTGGAGTTAGAGAAAGAAATGATTACACGGTTTTTGTTATGGGTGGTCGAGTAAAAGATAAAATTCATATTATTGATTGCAAAAGAGTTAGGGTGATGGGAAATTTAGAAAAATTAGAACTTTTAATGGAAATGATGGAGGAGTGGGGAGTGATCATGAAAGATGGTAAAAATTATTTTCCTACAGGTACTTCTTTACATGTATGGTCTGAAGCAGTTGCATATCAAGCTTCTCTAGAGGCAGACTTTAAAAGAATATGTCAAACAGAGCAAGGTTTGTATAATTTAATTTGGCATCCAGTAAAAGGATTTCGTGGAGACAAAGTTGCAAGATTTCGTGGAATAATGGGACTTTTTGAACAAAGAAAAATTATTTTTAATAAATATCGGAAGTTTGGAGCATTAACAGATGAGATAGTAAATTTTGGTGTTAGCTCACATGATGATTGCGTAGATGCTTTAGTTTGGCTATGTAATGGGTTAATGACTCGTGGAAAACTTGAGTTAGAGTATTGAGGATTTAAACTAGAAGTATTAACAATGCCAGAACCTTCATTTTACAAACTTGAACTTGAGCAAGATGCTTATGGTTCAGCTGTGATTTCGTTACCTGATGAGCTATGCCACGACATGGCACTTCAACCAAATGAAAGATTTGATGTTGAAGTTGAAGGAGATGTAATTACTTTAAAGCGTTTACATGCTGGTTATGTCATTGACCAATAACAAAGGGATCTAATTAATGGAGAGTAATAGTAAAGCTGTTCTAGATGAAATGATTAAATCCGTCATTAATCGTGATGGTAAAGGAACAGCAGACACAATGCTGATTAGTTCTCACTTATCTCAAATGAAAATGTTTGGTATAAGGCAGGGAGTTGAATTTTATCCACAACAAGATAATTTTGGAACACAAAGATTTGATTTCATTCAGCAAGTTATAAAATTTAATCAATTAGATGCAAGACTAGATGCAATATGGGATAGATTTTTAGCCTATGGAAAAGGTTTATTTTATATAAGACCTACTAAAAAATCTTACAGAATTTATTGGTTTAATAAAGATTCTTATAGAACATATTATTCACCTGAAGGAGAACTAGAAGAAGTAATCATTATTTATCCATATAAGGTTAGATCCTCGAAAGGTTTTGCTGGAGTTGGTTTAAATACTGATAAAAGATATATGAGATTAAAAATTACTGCTACAGAAATAGAAGAATATCATGCAGAACAAGAAATAACTTTTGATCAAGAAAATACAAATTTTGCGACTTTTGATAAAAAAATTGTAGAAAATACTATGGAGTTTATTCCATGTGTTGAAGTATTTAATAATCCTGATGCATTTGGTACAGATGGTTCAGGTGAATTTGATTTTATTGCTAATCAGATTTCTGCTCATGATGAAATGGTCAAGAATATAA